CGGCGTTTGCCGGTATGGGGGTCATGCGCGGGATCGTGTGGGGTTGTCACGTAATACCTCATCGTGCGCGGGAGAAGCCACCCACCTGGCGTGGGTTGGTGACCGTCACAGGGCCGCGCCCCTCGGGTCGTCTGGATGAGCAGATACGACGCAGGAACGCGCCCCATCAGTGGTTAGTATATCATGCGGAACACTGCCCTCGCTTTTGATGGTAGACGTGTGGTATTTATGCAGTGTGACAGACCGATTTTACTTTTGACGCGAGTGCTATGACAACTGAACCTGGACAGGTCACCGAGGGCGATATCACCATCGATTCCAATCATGAATCGGAGGAGCAAATTGCTGTCGCCTTTCAGGACGATACGCCACCGGCCGAGGATGCCCCGGCTGTCGAAGCTAGTGAATCCAGCGAGGCAGCGAGTGAGTCCCCCGAGGTAGCGGCTGCGCCACCGAAAAAGCGGACACGGCGCAATGATCCGACCGAGGCAGTCAAAGCGGCCATTGCCAAACAACGCGAGGCGGAACGACGCGCCGACGCGGCTGAATCTCGCGTGCAGGAGCTCTCCGCACCGCCAGTGGAGGCGCAACCGACCCCAGAACCCGAGCCGCAGCAGCCGACGTGGGCGCGGTTCAAGGCGATGCCAGGGGTACCCACGGTTGATCAGTTTCAGACCTATGAGGACTACTCCATGGCTCTGGCGGAGTTTGTGGCGGAGGCCAAGCAGGTCGAGCATACGGCCGCGCAACAACAGGCACACGAGCAACAGCGGCAAGCCCAGCAGCAGCGCGTGCAGCTCGACCGCTGGTCAAAAACGCTGGAGGAGGCCCGTCAGCACGACCCCAAATTTGATGAGACCCTGAATCTTGATACGCCGATGTCGCTGCCCATGCAGCACTTGGCGATGGAGAGCCCGCACGGGATCGCGATCTTGCAGTGGCTTTCCGCACACCCAGATGACGCTCAGCGCATCTCCACGCTGCACCCGGCGGAAACCTACCGGGAAATGGGGAAATTGGAAGCCAGACTCGAAGCTGCCTCGTCTACAACCGAAAACAGCGGCCCAGCCCGAGTCGTCAGTTCCGCGAAAGCTCCCATCAAGCCGCTGGGGACTTCGCCACCCGCAGAGAACCCGTTTGAGATCACCGACGATCTGTCGGTGGACGAGCACATCCGACGTATGAACGCGTCAGATCGGCAAGCGGGTCTGCTGTAATTCAAAAAGGATGATCAATGGCTAATACCCTTGCCACACCGTCCTGGACGACCAAGGAAGTTGCACGCGGCTTTATCAACAAGCTCGTGTTTCTTGCGAACGTCAACCGGACATACGATTCTCAATACGAGATTTCCGGCGCGAAAGTCGGGAACACCGTCAACGCACGACTACCCCAGCGTTTTACCGTCACTGACGGTCAGGCGCTCCAACTCCAGAACCTGTATGACCAGACCGTCCCGATCTCGCTGACCAATCAGAAGAACGTGGCGTTTGGGTACTCCAGTCAGCAGGCCACGACCGAGCTGGACAACATTCGGACGCGCTACATCAACCCCGGGTCTGAGGCTTTAGCAAACGCCGCTGAAGTGCTGGCGTTTAATGCCGTCTACCGGGACATCTACTCGTCTGTCGGGACACCAGGCACGACGCCCAGTGCGACCCTCACCTATCTTGAGGCTGGCGTAAAGCTGACCGACCTCTCGGCCCCTTTGCGGGGACGCGTGGCCGTGCTCGATCCGCTGGCGATGAGTACGCTCGCGAACACCACGAGCTCGCTGTTCAATCCAACCGCCGTCATTGCCGAGAATTACGAAGAAGGCATGTTCGGACGGAAGCAGCTCGGCGTCGATAAGTGGTTGCAAGATCCGGTCCGCCCGACGCATACCACTGGCACCTACACGGCGTCTACACCGCTCGTGGATGGCGCTGGACAGACAGGCAGCACGCTCGCTACGGATGGCTGGGCTTCGGGGGCTGCGACACTGAACAAGGGTGACATTTTCACCATTGCCGGCGTCAACTCCGTTAACCCACTCTCGTACTCGTCCACAGGGCGGTTGCAGCAGTTTGTCGTTACAGCAACCACGTCTGACTCGTCAGGCGACATGGCGACGTTGCCCATCAGCCCAAGCATCATCACGTCTGGGCAACTCCAGACAGTGGACAGCTCACCAGCCAATAATGCCGTCATTACAGTGCTCGGCACCACGGCAGCGGCGGGCGGCACACTGGCGACGACCACCAGTCCACAATCGTTTGTCTATCACCCAGATGCCTTCGCCTATGTAATGGCTGATCTTGCGAAGCCAGGGGCCGGTGCTGAGTCCACTACAGTGCGATCCAAGGCACTCGGATTTTCTATTCGCATGGTCGAGCAGTATCAGATCGGTACGGACCAAAACCCAAGCCGTCTGGACATCCTGATCGGCGCGGCCACTATTCAAGCGCGGCTTGCCGCGAGAGTGTGGGGTTAATTATGGCACTAGCGACAACAACACTATCGTCAGCAGTTGCCGTCGATGACACGTCTATTGTCGTCGCGTCAGCGACCTCATTTGACGCAGGACGCCTTGTTCTTGTGGACAATGAGATCATGAAGGTCGCGCAAAACTACACCTCAGGCACGACGGTTGATGTCATGCGAGGTGTCAACGGATCGGCCACCGTCGCACATGTGGTTACAAGCAATGTAACGCATGGGGACGCGACCGATTTCTCGACACCGGCCTCGCAGGAAATCGTCAGCTACCAAGCCTCACGGGCGACGGTAATCAGTAGCATTACGGCTACTGGCACCCTGACGCTCCCAGCAGCGGGGACTGATGCTCGCGTGATCCTGAACGGCACCAGCGTAATTGCGCTGACCATCCCAGTACCGACCAAGGATATGGACGGCTGTCTCTTGACCATCGTGGGTAACGGCGCTGCGGCGCATACGCTCACGTTTACAGGCGGCTTGTCTGGCGCAGGATCATCCTACGATGTGGTCACCACGAACTCCACGGCCCCAATTGCATTCACCGCGATTGCGTGCAACGGACTGTGGAACTCGTTCGTGGCAACCCCGATGGCGGGGACCGTGACCAACATCACTGGCACCGTAGCGTAACTAGACAGAGGGGGGTCACGCGGTGGCCCTCCTCTCTTTTGCGAGAGGCATATATGGCGATTGTGCATAACCCCGATTCTGACTACGCCAGGGAGCTGGAAAAATGGGACCAGCCGACAACCAATGGCGGCTTCAGGCCAGCCCGGTTTGAAGAGTACCCGCTCATGGTCTTCAAGGCGTGGCAGCGCGACAACGGCAAAGTCATGTGCGGCGATCCACGCGCTTCCGTCGGGGATGCCGAAGGCGAAGCCTTTGCGAGATCCTGTCAGCTAATTGTAAAGAGCAACGAGGAGCGCGACCGCGCACTGGCTGATGGCTGGTCTGTCTCGCCTGATCAGGCGCTTGAGAAATTCGAGCGCGACATGCAATCCATTGCCGAGGTGACCGCGCAGCGTCACTTCGCCGATCAGGGACTCAGTGATCGTGCCAAGGCCGAGGCGCAACAGGCCGATGACGCGACCCATGCACAGGTACCGGCCGTCCCGATTACGCCGGTCAAGCGGAAACGTGTCCGGCCGTCGCGCAGCAAGGCGAAGGGGTAACGCATGGCCCAAATGAGCGGGACATACAACCGGGCCATCGCGATCACCAAAAGTGATACGGTGAACTTTGACGGGTCAACCTATTCTGCCGCTGCCTCAACGAAGGCCATTCCGGCCGATGCAATCTTTGTGGGGGGAGCGGGTGTGGTGGTCGCGATTTTTGAGGATGGAAGCTCCGCGCCATTTACCGTGCTTGCCGGCACCGTGCTGCCGCTCAAGTGTATTCGCGTGAATAGCACGAGCACCACGGCTACGCTCATGAATGCGCTCTACCAAATCTGATGACTGTTAGCCAGCTCATCACTGCGGCTTTGCAAGACTTGAGGGTGTTGCAGGTGGGCGAGACGGCATCCGCAAATGATGCGGCATTTGGTCTGGATCGGCTCAACGACTGGATCGACGGTCTCGCCACTGAAGGCTTGACGGTTTACAGTCGAGCGCGAACGGTCTGGACTATCTCGTCCGCTACCAGCTACACGATTGGGACCGGAGCCACGATCAACTGTGCGCGTCCGACCGGGCCACTCGCTATCGACAATATCGGTTTTCAGGACACCTCGGTGTCTCCCACGATGGAGTACAACTTGGGTCCAGTGCTCACCGAAGACGCCTACGACGGTATTGCCCAGAAGGATCTCACGTCGGTGTTTCCACAGACCGCGTATTACAACCCCACCTACAATTCCGGGTTTGGGTTGATTCGCCTCTGGCCGATTCCGACCAGTAGCACGCTGCAAGGTGTGATCTACACGCTGGTGCCGGTGAGTGAATTTGCCGCCATTACTGACACCGTGGCGCTGCCGCCGGGGTATCGTCGGTTTCTGCGGACCAATCTCGCGAAGGAACTTGCCAGCGCCTTTGACTCCCCGTTGACGCCAGATATCCAGCAGGCTGCGATGGAAAGCAAGGCCGATGTCAAGCGTGCCAATGAACGCCTCATGGACCTCTCCAGCGGCGTGGCAGGGCTGATCTTTGGAG